GCTGCCGGCGCTGTAGCAACCACATTGCCGCTAGCGTCGTACACAACTGAACCTGGCGAGGCAGTAATCCTCTTAGACATCAGCGCAATGTCTGCATCCAAAGATTTGGCAGCTTGCAGAGCGCGAGGAGTTCCAAGCGCGATAAGCTGGTCTCGCCGAGTCCGAAGCGCCGCAACAGGGTCTGCCGACGGCGCGGCAGTCGCCGCAGCTCCACCAGCAGCCGCCAACTGGTTGACGTTTTCAGGTGGCGCAGTGAGTGCGAGGGCGTTAGCCTGAGCAGCAGGCCCATAGCCCAAATCTTGAGAAGCACGGGTCTCAGGCGACAAAAGATCGCGGCTAAGTTGCGAGAACGGAGGCACTTGCCCAGCAAACACGCCGGGAATCTTCATGCTTGGCAAAGCACGCTCCAAGGCGGCGCGCTCTTCGAGAGGTGCTTGAAAATACGCCCTGTTTTGCTCTAGCGTCAGCCCAGTGTACGGGCCTTGACTTGGCTGCCGCAACGCATTAGCCAAACCACTTGGGCCGGCGGCCGCCACCAACGCCGCTCTGTCTTCTGCCGATACTGGCGGCTGTTGCGGGGCTACCAGTCCAATGTTGCCGATTTGGGCGGTGTCAAAAGTACCTGTGCCCATAGTGCCCATCGGCACATCTTTGCCTGCGATGGGGAAAGTCGGAGTTGTTCCACGGGCCGCAGGCTGCGCGCCGCCTCCAGTCGCAGAGCGAGCACCGCCACCCATGATTCTCGCAAAGGCGTCCAGCTCGTCTAAGTCTTTTTCTAGCGTCAAGCCAAACTGCATAAACTCGGGGACGCCCGACTGCACATACGCTTTTGCGATTTCACGGCGGTCAGTCGGGCCGCCATTCTTTGCTGCTGCGGCTTGAATTTGGCTTATAGCTCGGTCTTTTCGGCGCAGGGCTTCCATCTGCATGTCGGCCATTTCAGCCTGACGCTGACCGCCCATGATCTGCTGAATCTGCGCCGCCTCGGCCAATGCGTTGCGCGGCTGGTACTCAACCGTGGGCCGGTACGACATTGCGATGTTGGGATTGACAAGTGCCATGATTATTCCTTATCGGACCATGTACGAAGGCGTGTTGGCAAAACCTTCTTCGGACGTGTACCCCATACCACCTCCGTAGCCACGCGCAAGCGACTGCTGCAACAGCGAGTTCTGCGCTTGGTTTTGGTTGTAGTTCATGTACTGGTTCAGGCCGCCGCCGATTGCGTTAGCCATGCCCATGTAGCCCGAAGCACGAGCCTGAGCGCCTGCGCCCAGCGCCTCGCCTGCCCCCGAGGCGTACGCTTGTCCCGCTGCGCCTAACGCGTTAGTCGAGGTCTGACCGACGTTGGCCAGTGATTGCAGCGGGTTGAGCCGCGCACTGCGCTCGACTTGATAGCGATTGAAGGCATTCTGGTACTCTTGCGAGCCCATCTCTTGGCCGAACCGCGTTAGCGCCTTGCCCGTAGCGCCGCCCATCAGCCCGCCCCGCGCCGCAGCGGATCGCTCCAGTGCCTTCTGGCCCTCCGACAGCCTAAATGCGTAGCCAGGATCAGCCTGAAACGCATTCATGCTGAACGGCGTGTAGTCAGCCGCCGCCTCCAGCTTGCCCAGCGCCCGAACGCCTGCCTCGCGGAACGGGGCTTGCAGCTCTACCTGTCGCTCAAACTGTTCGCGTTGCAGTTCAGCGGCGCGGTCAGCAGCAGCAGCTTGTGTTTTGGCTGCACTACGCGCAGAACTGCCTCCAATCAAGGCACTAGCCGCCATTGCAGCAGGAATCATCCATACGGCCATGTTAGGCTCCTTAAGTCACTTCGCGTCCACTGACGCGCATGTTAATGGCGTTGGCCGTGCCGGCAATTGTCGAGATAAAGTCGCCGGGGGCAAGCACTTGGCCCACCTGTTCAAAAAATGTGTACACCTGAGACGCCTGAAGCGTATAAGTTTTAGTGATTATGTTTTGATTCCCGCTTGACCCTCCACTTGAAACAAGGCTAACGCTAATTGTTGCAGCGTTGGCGCTGTAGTTCGTCGCGGTAAACTTGTCAATAATGGCCGTTACGCCATTGGCCGTGTACTGGGTGGTTTGAGTTGCTTCGACCGTTTTGGCCGGAACGAGGACTTTGACGGTGACTGTTGTCATGGCTAGACTCCCTGTAGTGTCGGCACAGAGGCTATCGACACAGTTAATATGACTGACGGCGTGGCCGGACGAACCGGCCCGGTTTGTGCAGCAATGTACTGAATTGTAGTGGAGGCGTTAGTAGTTGCCCACATTAACTCGATGTACTCGTCAGCGGCTAAATCGACGAACAGGTTTAGCGCGCCGATTAAGTGACCGTCTATGGAGCCATGCCGATTGGGAACAGAAAACTGGCTGTTAGTGTCAGGCACATCCACGCCGTTTTTACGCATCCAAATATTGGTGTCGTGGATGTTGTTGTCGGTGTTTACAAATTGAACGCTGAATTGAATGTTGTACGTCCCGGCAATCTGACACCTAACTTTAGACTTGCAAGTGCCGGTAATAGTTGTAGATGCTACGGTCTGCGACACGCTGACCTGATAGGTGCCGGTGCTGCCGTCTGTGCCAGTCAATTGAGACACAATGCGAGTTCCAGCCGTAACGCCAGTGCCCGTAATCACCATGCCTGGGTAAATTGGCCCTGATGTGATCGCTGTTACCGTCATGGTGGTCGTGGCAATCGACGCCGTAAACACGGCTGTGCGGTCTTCTATTGTGACGTTTTTGCTGAACTGCGTGGTGTCGTACAGCAGCGGGTACGCCGTAGTTGTCGAGCCGTCAGGCTGGTTGGCCGTGCTGTAAAAGGAGCCGTATACAAATTGCGGAATCTGCGGCGTGGTAATCGGCGCAGACTGAAGTGCGGCAATCTGCTTTTGCATTTCGGCTACTTGCGACACCAGCGCCGAGCAGCAGTTTTCTAACGCTATTGCTTGAATTTGTTTAGTCAGCTCATCGCTCAAATCAACCGCAGGCGGCAGCGTTTGCAACTCTTGTTGCACGGCATTAATTGCGGCTTCAAGAGACGCAATTAGCGAGCCAGAATCTGGGCCAATTGAATCTGTACTTGCAACAACCGACGAAGCAACGTCGTTGAGCGACAAAAAGAACAAGTACCAAGCCCTGTCAATCAACCCCGTTCGAGGGTCAATCAACGGCACCCGTGGCGGGGTGATTGGCGTTGGTGTTGCGTTAGGGCTAGGCATTTGTTGGACTCAGAATTAACTCTGCGCCCATGATACTGATCTTGACCGGATCGGTGCCCGATAGCTCATAAACGCGGTCGCGCAGCTTCAGGGTCATGCCCATGCGCCGCCAGAACACCCGGCGGTAATACTCGCCGATCTTGCCGATCTGCGCCCAGTGCTCGTTGCCCCATGTGTGACCACCATCGTCCGACCAGCGCAGCATGACCTCGGGGTCGTAACCGGGTGCAGCAGGGTAACCAACGGTTGATAACATCATGGGCGGCACAAACGGCACGGGGTAGGCGGCTGCATCAACCAGCGGCTCAAAACCATCGCCTGCCTCGGTAGTCAGCACTTCGCCCGTTTCGGCAGTGATTTCGTTTTGCACGTACTCGGCAATCAAGATGTCGCCGTTTTCAGCCGTTAACTCTTCCGCATCATAGGCGGGATACAAGTTTAAGCCAACTCCCGACTCAATGTCGAGTTGCAGGCTGTGCTGCGCGGTGCGCTTTAAGTTGTTTTGGCCGGTGGGCAGCGCCCGCCACGACCGCAGCCACTTCTGGATGCTGCCGTTGTCCGAGTAGTTTTCCAGATCAAAGGCGTAGATGTTGCCGTTCTCGTAATCGCCAACAACGATCTTGTTGTTGAACGCCATTTGGCAGTTGCTGCGATGCCGGGTGAACTCGCCGTTGTTCCAACCAGCCCGCTCGTGCCAGGCTTGGGTAGCGGCGTCGTAGACCCAAGTCGTGTTGGCGCTTGGGAAGATCAGCACATAAAAGCTGTGGCCGTCTTGCTGGTAGGTGTACGCGATGGCGTCCGACAGATTGCTGTACTGCTGAATCTGCCACTCAACGGCGTGAGTACTAATGCGCTGGCCGGTGTAGCCGTTGGCCCGGTAAACCATGCCTTGGCCCCGGCGATCGCGCCCGAGCCAGAACAGGCCGTTGTCCATTTTCGCAATTGAAAACGGGGCAGCGCAGCCCAACTCGTTAAACGCGCCTTGGATACGCTGGAGCGGAAAATCACTTGCACCAGAGTCATACCAAACTTCAATCGAGTTGGTGCCAAAGGCCCAGATTTCGCGAAAGTTAGACGCTACGGCAACCAGCCCGTCAGGCGAGCCTTCGGTGCTGGCAAACTCTAGTGGGTCAATTGACGTGCCGTCCAACAGCGCCGTAATCCACATCTTTTGGCTGTTGGGCTCATTAAAAACAAAGTAACCATCCAAGTAGCCTACGGTTACTGCGCCGGGAAAATCCGGGTCGGTGATCTGCCCAAAAGCGTTGGTCGTGTTGTTATAGATGTAGCTCGGGCCGTTGGCCGCAATAAACAACTGAATACCGTTGTCGGCCATGCTAACCGGGCCGGTGCCTGCCACGGTGCCTAGCAACGTCGGCGCGTAGCTGTTGTTGATCTTGTACAACTGGATGCCCGACACCACAAAACCTGTACCGTCTTGCGGCGAAAAGGCCCACAAGCCACGAATCGGGCCGGTGCCAATCGAGTTGAGCAGCTTTAGCCCCGGAGCGCGGTTTAGAAACGCCGGCTCCTTGCCCGCCTCGGGCACGATCTCGGGGAACAGGTTGACCATGCGGGCATCGGCAGCATTGACGCTGCGAGCCACATAGGTGCTGCCCAAAATCGGCGTCTTCATTACGTTGCCACGCCTTTGATGACGGCAAAGTTGAAAACAGGCTGCTCGGTTGTCGTGCCACCCGTGGTGCGGAATGTGATGTTAAAACTTCCAGCACCTACTGCTGTGACCATCAAGTCATAAAGGTCTGCGCCTGATTTCTGGTTCAGGATGATGACATCGGTTGCCGCAACGGTGCTGTTGGTCACGGTAAAGGTCGTCGCGACTGTTGTGCCTGCTGCGCTGAACAGGGTTATCGCCCCAGAGGTTTTATTTAGTGTCACGCCTGTGGTACGGCTTGTTGCTTGGGTGACAGCACCGCCCGCACCTGCGGCGTAGCCTACGCCAGCCGTGCCTGATGAAGTGACTGCACCAGTTACTGCTAGGCTTGTGCCCGTGGCCGCACCAATGACAGGAGCGACCATAACCATGCCGGTGCTTGTGCAGGCGCTTATTACACCGGACGCTACTGTGCCGAGTGCTGGCGTGACCAACGTAGGGCTGGTAAACAACAGCGTCTTGGTGAGCTGCTTGGTGATGCCGCTTTGCACAATGGGCATAACGTCTGCTGCGTTGATGGCTGTCGCAACGGGCAGTGCTGAAATGGCGATAATGGTCATAATAGCTCCTAGAAATTGCCTGCGTAGACGTTGAACCGCTGCCGCGTGGCAATCAGCGAGTACGGCATTGACATTACATCGTCGGGGTTGTTGATGCGTTTGAGGTTGCGCTTGCTGGTCATAGCAATGCGCTGCACTTGGGGGCTTGGTTCGACGCCAAACTCCGGCGCAATTTCGCAAGCTAAGTTGTAAGTAAACGCCCGCAAATAGCCTGGCGGGAAGAGAATCTGGGTGTCCAAATTGGCCGGCTGCGTCAGTTCTTGGACGCTAATAAAGTGGAACTCCAGCAACCGCGTTGGGCGTGGGTAAATGTAAATATCAAAGTCCGGGTAGGTGTTATTCACAAACATTACCTGCGGGTACGTTGAGGTCACGGTCTTAACCGCAATGCCGTTGTACTGCTGCTGGTTTATCAGCTTGATACCGTACGACACACCCGTGCCGGGGTCTTTAAAGTAGGTGGCGTCGTCTACCAAAACGGGCCGCACGGCAGTGCCGTTTAGGCGTACCAGCGAGCCGCTAGGGCCGAGGGTCGCGTTAATTGCGCCAACCGGCCAATTGCAAATTTGGTCGATTGTGGCAAAAACAGCCAATCGCTCGGTGTTCCACGAGTCGATCATTTGATTTAGCGCCATCAGGGAGTCCTGAGACACTGAGGCCGATGACGTTTCGCCTTCGGCTAGAACGCCTAACAGACGCAACGCCCGGTTAATCTGTTCCCCTGCGGTGTAAGTCGTCATGCAATTCCTCTTTGTCCTTTTTGGGCCGACCGCGCCGGGGCGGAAGTGTTACCTCAATTTGCGGCTCAATTTTTGGTTCAATTTGAGGCACATCTTGTTCCTCAGGATTGTAGCGTGACCAGCCGTGTTGAACATCAAAATCGGCTTCCAAGTCTATCGTAGCGACTTTGGCCCCGTGGATGGGGTGTGTGAGATAAATTGCGGCCATAAGTGGGGACCGAAGTCCCCACTCCTTTCAGCTTGCGCAGTGAACAATTGCAAAGTTGATGACAACAGCCTCGGACAGCGACCCGCCCGAAATGTTGCGTAAGGTAATGCTGACTTGACCAGCAGACAAAGCATTGGCAAATACGTTGTATGAGCCAGGAGTAGCTTGCCCGCCAGAGATGGTCAAAATCACCGCGTCGTTGGCGCTAATGGTGCTGTTGTTCAAAACGAACGTCGCATTGGTGGCGGTTGCCAACGATGCGTTGTTCATTGTGATGCGACCAGCAGACTTGTCCAGCGTGACCGCTGTCGATTTGTTGGTTGCCTGCGTCACAGTACCTTGGGCGGCAGCGGTATAACCAATTTCCGTTGTAGCGTAAACGGTAGTTCCAACCACAGTTGATGGCGTTGTTGCACCGATTGCGCTGCCGTCAATTACTGCACCACTTACAGTGGTGCCAGAAGTCAATTCAGGGTCGCTAAACGCGACGCCTACAGGCTTGGTATTAGGCATGTTCTATCCTTTAAAAATGGGGGCTTCGGCCCCCATTAGGTTTAGGCCACTTTGTACACAGTGTACGCAGCGTCGCCGGTTTTGCGGAACCGGAACAGTGCGCTAGATGTAACAGCCACGACGGTGAAGGCGTTGCCGCCGTCAGTGATGCCAGTAGCGGTTGCCAGCGTTGCGGTGCCCGAGCTGGTGCCGATGTTAACCAGCGCCAGATCAAACGTGCTGCCAACGGTAGCGTTGGGCACGGCTGCGTCGATCAACGCAGCGGTGGGCAGAGTGTAGGTAGCAGCAGCACCAGAACCGGGGTTTGCAACCAGCATCTGATTGACCACTTGAGCGGCGGTCAGAGTTGCGGTTGTAGTTGCGGTCTGCGGTGCAGCCATTGCACTCATGAGGGTTTCTGCGCGGTTACCAGCACCGACTTGATAACCACCTGCGCCATTAGGGAGAGCCATGATGAAATCCTTTCAAAATAAATGTGTAGAAGGGGGCTTCGCCCCCATTCAATCAGCCCCAGAGGCGAACGCCCATCTGAGGGCGAATCACGTTGTAGCCATACAGCACGTCAATACGGCAGGGCATACGGTCGTTGTTGATGTCGTACTGACGAACAACGCGCAGGCTGATGCCATTATGGACAGCGCGAGCGGCCATGTCCACACCTTGCGGCAGGAGCAGGTCGGCGGTGGCAAAGGTGATCGCATCCTTGTGGTACACCAAGTTCTGGGCGTACTGGCTGGAAGCAGCACCCACGAACACGACGGCCTTGCTGTTTTGCGGCAGAACGTCAACAGTAGCCAGCGCGTGGTTGGCCGAGTACATTGGAGCCACAGTGATGGTGCCGGCGCCAGAACCGTTCAGGGTCACGTCAGCGGCTGCGACGAACTGGAACAGCGAACCAGTGGACTCACGGGTCTGCGGATTCACAGCAAAGCAGTCGGCCACGGTAAACACATCGCCGATCTTGACGGTAGCGCTTGCGCCAGCGCCGGTGATGGCGATGGAGGTAGAGCCTTCAGCGGTCACAGCAGCAGACAGCGAGCCGCCGGTAGCGGTACGCGAGCCGGTGGTGAACTGCTTGATCGACTGAGACATGTTGATCTCGTCAAAGCCCAGCACGCCCATGCCCATCATGCCGTTCTTGAACTGCTTGCTGATGGTATCGGTGGGGTTGAACAGACCTTTCATGCCCTCGACCAAACCAGCGTTAGCAGCCGGGTTGACGGTGGCGTAGCGAGGCGACATCACAGCAGCGTTCTCGTTGAGCTTCTGCTGAGCTTGCAGCAGAACCAGCGAGGTGGCGGGCGTGGTACCAGGGGTGCCAACGGTGTTGCCGATGTACTTGTAGCTGTTTGCCACGTCAGCGTCAATGCTGGAGGCCAACTGGCTGATACGAGGCTTCAGAACACGCTCTGCGAAG